ATCAGCGATACAGCACATTAACGACGTTTTAGAGGGAGGGTGAGCAGTGAGATTGCAAGCAATGGTCCTGCAATTCGAGCCGGCACTGGGCAATTGTCGCTGGGTGGATTTCGCGAGCCGGCACAAATCGCACCTCTCGCTGGTGAAGGCGCTAAAGGCCGGCATGCGGCGTGGTGAGTGGAGCGGGTGGCGATTGATTACGGTGCATCAGCAGTCAATTGGGAATGAGGAGTAAAAGCAGTGAGCATATCCGGCACAATTACCGGCGTGACGATCATTCAGCCCATGCCAAAGTGCGAAATCTGCGGTACGACAGGCATTGACCCAGACACGCAATGGGACGCTTGCCCACGCTGTCACGGCGCAGTTTGTGGCAAGCCTGTAGTGTTTTTGGTGTTGTCGCCGGGCAGCGGACAGACGCGATTGCGGCTACTCGATCCGCCGTCCATTGACTCACGCCACTACTCAGCATTAGAGGGCGTGCGGATTTGGGGCAGCGCACAACAAATTTTGATCGGCGATCGGGTGATTGCCGATCGTGTTGGATATACGAAAATTCGATTGAAGGAGAATGAGCAGTGAGCGAACAACAGACACAGGCAACAGACGACCCGAGCGGGCCGGGCTGGCGGGATGTTGGAGACAAGGAGCCGTTACAGTCCGGAGATATGTACTGGGGGGAAAATGAATGGCAGCCGACGCAGCATATCGGCGTCTTAGCGTACATCTATGGTACCGGCTACCGCCGACGCATCGAGCCACAGCCACAGGCAGAGCCACACACAAACCCAGACGACCCGAGCGGGCCGGGATGGCGATGGGTGGATGCAAATGAGTTTTTGCGCGACGACGATATGCAGCGAGGTGACGGAGGCATCTGGCGAGCGACGAGGCACCCCGGACAGCACGCTATCGACAGTCACACATACCGCCGACGCATCGAGCCACAGCCACAGGCAGAGCCACACACAAACCCAGACGACCCGAGCGGGCCGGGATGGCGGGACGTTGGGCCGGATGAAATTCTGCAGACTGGCGACATGGCGCAGTGGGATCACGGGTGGAGCAGAGCGCGAGTGCCCGGTATAATAGCTGGTTCTTATCCGCGATACCGCCGACGCATCAAGCCACAGCAGCCGAGCGACAGTGAGCCGGAGACGGTGGAGCAGTTGCGGCAACGGCTGGCAGAGTGTGAGGTGTTGCTGGTCGAGGCCGATCGAGGCGGCCAGCAGGTCAACGCCGAGCTGCAGCAGTTGCGGGAACAGGTCCAGGCGTTGACCACCGAACGCGACGAGCACGCACGAAAAGCCGCTACCGCGCACAATCTGGCGGAGATGTCACGGCGCCAGGTGCAGGACGAAGCCGGGAAGGTCGAGCAACTCAAACAGCAGCTCCACGAGTCGCAGCGAACGGCGAAGCGGTATCGTAACCAGCTTGAGGGAGCGTGGGAGCATGCGCCGAAGGGTCCGCGTAATTTCCGTGAGCGGATGGTATTGGAGAAGTTTCGAGCGTTTGTGGAGGCGCAGGACGACGATCCGTTGACTTTTGGGTATGTGCAGTTGCGGGACACGGACCCTAAGGTTTTGGGATGTTCGGAGTTCGTTGTAGAGTCTGGTGAGTGTGTGCGTGTATTTCTGCGGCACTATGCGTCGGAGGAGGACCAGGAGTCTCGGAAGGAGAGCAGTGCTCGGACGTATTTTCATGTGAGGACGGTTGGCGACTACGAGCGACTGCTGTCGTTACTGGGGATTGGGGGACAGACGGAGTGACCTTACAGATCAGCCAGAAGCAGTATGAGTTGCTGAGCAGTCCGGCGGACTGGGTGCTGTTCGGTGGCGCTGCGGGTGGCGGGAAGTCGTATGCGTTGATGCTGGACATGCTCAGGCATTGTCAGGGGCCTCACGGGCAGTCGTTGTTCCGTGGGGCGATTTATCGCCAGACGTTCCCGCAGTTGAGTCAGAGTGGTGGTTTGATTGACCAGACGAAGTTGATTTATGGTGGTCTTGGTGCGGTTTACAACCACACGGCGAACGAGCATCGGTTTCCAGTGGGCGCGAAGGTGAGTTTGAACACTCTGGACCAGCCGAAGAAGCTGCAGGGGTATCTGGGCGCTCAGTTTGACTCATTGGCGATTGATGAAGCGAACCAGTTTGAGCAGAAAGCGGTGCTTTTTCTGTGGGCGAGGTGTCGAAGTCAGTGCGGGATACGGCCGACGCTGCGGATGACGTCGAATCCGGACCACGACAGTTGGTTGTTTCCGCTGGTATCGTGGTATTTGGACGATGAGGGGTACCCGAGACGCGAGTTGAGCGGAAAAATCCGTCATTTTATGGTGAAAGAGGAGCGTTTTCAGTGGTTTGACGAGCCTCAGTACGAGGTAAACCCGGAAACGGGGCTGCTGGAGCAGGTGACGAACACCTTTGCGTTCATTCCGTCCAAATTGAGCGACAATCAGGCATTACAGAGGAGTGACCCGACGTATCGGAAGCGTCTGATGCAGTTGTCGGAGCAGGAGCGGGAGCGATATTTGGAGGGATGCTGGCTGGCGAGCAGCCGGACGGGTCAGGAGTGGCCGAGGGAGTGCTTCCAGGACGTAACAGTGACGCGGGATCAGTGGCCTCAGGAGGAGCATGCGGGGGACAGTGTGCGGATGTTCGCTGTGGACCCGAGCAAGGGGAAGAATGAGAAGTCGGGAGACTATTCGGCGATTGTGTGTCTGATGCAGACGCGGGAGTTGAAGTACGTGGATGCGGATTTGGCGAGGCGGCCACCGGGTCAGATTGTGGGGGATTTGTTTCGGTTTTGTGAGGATCCGCCGCATCGGGTGCGGAGTGGGGATCTGGTGGGGATCGAAGCGACGGCGTTTCAGGAGGTGATGCGGGATCTGGTGTACCAGTATGCTGCGGATCACAGTCAGATGGCGTTGAGTCAGTATTTGTTGAGCGGGAATCCGCTGATACCGGTGAAGGACATGTTGAAGAAGGAGATGCGGATCCGGAGGCTGGACGGTCCGATCCGGCGGCGGGAGTTGCGGTTTTTGGACACTCCCGGGACGCTGTTGCTGTTGAGTCAGTTGAGGAATTTTGACGGGATACCGGCGCGGGGTAAGCACGACGACGGTCCGGATGCGTTGGATCAGTGTCAGCAGTTGCCGTTGGCGCTGCAGCGGTACTGGGAAGAGATGCGGAAACAGTGAGACACAGGCAGAGGGAGTGAGTGAGATGCAGGGGAAATCAGCGGATGTGGTTGGGACTGAGGTAAAGATCCGGTGGCTGCTGCGGTCGGATCTGCCGACGGTTGTCGACATCGAAACGCGGGTGTGGGATCGTCCGTGGGATGAGAACGACTTTCTGTCGGTCTTGGCTCAGAACAACTGTATCGGTGTGGTGGCAGAGAGTGGAGACCGAGTTCTGGGTTTCATGCTGTATGAACTGCACAAGAACAGTTATCGGATTGTGAACATGGCGGTGGATCCGCAGGCGTGGCGGCATGGTATTGGTCGCGCGTTGGTGGATCGCCTGATCAATCGACTGTCTATGACGAGACGTTATGAGGTTTGGCTTGCGCTGCGGGAATCGAACGTGCCGGCACAGTTGTTTTTCTCTGCCTGTGGCCTGTTGGCGACGACCGTCATTCGTGACCACTACGAGGATCCGGTGGAAGACGGGTACCTGATGAGTTTTTGCTTGTCCTGAGAAACATTGGAGTGAGCGAGATGCCGAGGGGCGGTTGTGCGGGCTGTGGGATACCGAGCCCTGTCGAGGATGCGTTGACGGTGCTGACGTGGATGTGTGCGGCGGGGTGGTCGCTGGTGCCTCAGGCGGGGCAGGTGAGTCCTGTGGCTCCGGGGAGCATGACAAGCCGGGCGCGTCGGGTTGTGCCATTTGCTGGGTCTCGTGATATGCTGCGTGGCTGGGAGACCGGACACGAGAGCATGGGGAGCCTGACAGATGGGTCGTCGCAGGGGTCGGAGAGAGCCTGAGGAGCAGGGTGGCGGGTACGTGGACGCCAGCGAGGGGGCGCGTGGCGCTCGCAGGCAGCGTCCTGAGATTTCGCTGATGGGTGCGTTGGAGCTGCTGGAGCATCAGAAGGCGACCTTCGCGCGTCAGATTCTGGAGGAGCTGGGGACGGGGTGTGGCCTGTCGGGGGATACGGACGACCGGGACATCCCGGGGAGCGAGGACCCGTTCGAGAACGCGACGATCGACGACATCCGGGACCTGCTGGACCGTGGGGAGCAGGCGGCCGCGACTCCGTGGGGGAAGAATGCGTGGCGGAACCGGGCGTGTTATATCGCTGGGCCTCAGGGGCACCGGTATGTCGTGAAGCCGGCGTCTGAGACGGGATCATCGGCTGGTGAGGCTGTGCTGCGGGTTCAGGAGTATTTGAAGCGGTGGATGGAGAGTTCGGCTTCGGGGTACTGGTCGAGCCGGCAGCAGGAAGTGTGTCGGCGGTTGGACGAGCACGGTGAGTGTCTGGACCTGCTGTATTATGAGTCTGGGAAACCGTTGCGGCTGAATTTTGTGGAGCCGAGCGACCTGGACGAGGATCCGAGGAGTCGGTATCAGCCGGACACGGGTAACGAGCCGTTTGTGGATATTCTGGGGATCCGGCGGACGAACGACGTGCTGTACCGGCCGGTGGCGTACTACGTGTCGACTGTGAGCGACTCGGTGAGTGGGCAGTGGCTGGGTGATCTGGAGTACCACAAGACGGAGAAGTTGGAGCCGGCGGATTTCACGGCGTTCAGTCCGGCGACTCGGTGTGTGGTGCAGTACCGTCGCAGGAACGTGGTGAGCGTTAAGCCGAGGGGTCTGTCGCTGTTCTGGGACGTGCGTGAGGAGCTGCGGTGGGCGAAGGTGCTGCTGGGCAACCTGATGCGGGTGAGTGCGTTCCAGGCGGCGTTTGGAGCGATCCGGACGATCAACACATCGGCAGGTGCCGATGCGGTGAAGGCGCATTTGCAGAGTCAGAACAGTGGGGCGGCGGGTCAGCCTGCGGAGCGGATGGAGTTTCCGAGCCCGAGCGTGGTGACGGTGCCATCGAGCGTGAAGTACGAGTTCCCGGAGACGGGGGCTGGTGTGACGAACCATGCGGAGGTGGAGTTGCTGTTGCTGCGTGCGGTGGCTGCGGGGCTGCAGTTGCCGGAGTTCATGTTGACCGCGAACGTCAGCGAAGGGAATTTCGCGAGTACGCTGGTGAGCGAGGGCCCGTTTCACAAGGTGATTGTGGCGGATCAGGGTCAGATGGTGATCGAGGACCTTCGTCTGGTGTGGGAGGCTTTGGTTTGGGGTGCGTTGCAGGATCCGGAGAGTGGGATTACGGTGGCGGACCTGCAGGCGGTGACGATCGAGGCGAAACCGCCGGGCGTGCAGACTCGGAACCGGAAGGAGGACTGGGACATTCACTTTGAGGCGTGGAGGGCAGGCC